TGGGTTGTTAACTATTGTTCTTGGTAGAATTATACCAGATCATCATCAAAAGAAAGTTTGGTTTTAAATTATAAATACAACTGAATATCGTCGCTGCTGGGAGACCTCTGGCAAAATCCAGAGGATCTCCCCATTTTTTTAGGAGTTATTATGGAAAATTTAAAAGTATTGATCATTGATGGACTCACCATCCTTGCACAGATTGATGAAGTTTCAGGTGAACTAGGATCTCCTGATTGCAAACTAACTGAACCAATGGTCTTGGGTGGGCAGGATACAATGTCACCCTGGTTAGTTGGTGTGACATCACAGAATACCTTTATGATTCATTCAGATAAGATCTTGACTATTGTGGATCCTAATAGTAAACTGAAAGAGAGGTATGAGAGTCTGGTAAAGGGATGAGGTTTTATACTAACATCCAAATGGTTGGTAACAACTTTTTGGTTCGTGAATATGAGAATGGACAAAGAAGAATCTATAGAGAAGAATATCAACCAACTCTTTATGTTAAGTCAAAGAAAGAATCTAAATGGAAAACACTTGACGGTGATTGTGTAGAACCCATTCAACCAGGAACTATTAGGGATTGTAGAGAATTTTATAAAAAGTATGATGGTGTAGATGGATTTCCAATCTATGGAAATGAAAGATATCTGTATCAATACATTTCAGACAAATATTCAGAGGATGAGATTCAATTTGATATCTCAAAGATTTCTCTGGTAACTATGGACATTGAGGTTCAGGCAGAGAGGGGATTTCCTGATCCTGAATCTTGTTCTGAGGAGATGCTTACTATCTCCATTCAAGATTACACAACTAAAGAAATCACAACCTGGGGAAGAAAACCTTATACCCCTACACAAAAGAATGTGACCTATCACCACTATAGTGATGAGGTTGCAATGCTCAATGCATTCCTCTACTGGTGGACCCAGAACACCCCTGATGTGATTACAGGATGGAATGTAAGGTTGTATGATATTCCTTACCTGTGTGGCAGAATCAGCAGGATTATGGGTGAGAAGAAGATGAAACTTCTATCCCCTTGGGGTCTGGTGACCAGAGATGAAGCATGGATTTCTGGTAGAAAGTTCAATGTATTTGATGTTGCTGGACTTACTACATTAGATTACCTTGAACTTTATAAGAAGTTCACGTACAAAGCACAAGAGTCTTACAGACTAGATTATATTGCTCAAGTGGAACTGGGTCAGAAGAAACTAGATCACAGTGAGTTTGAAACCTTTAAAGATTTTTATAGAGGGAACTGGAAGAAGTTTGTAGACTACAACATTATTGACGTGGAACTTGTTGACCGTTTGGAAGACAAGATGAAACTGATTGAACTTGCCCTGACCATGGCATACACAGCAAAGGTTAACTATGTTGATGTGATGTATCAGGTAAGGATGTGGGATACAATAATTTATAACTATTTAAAGAAGAGGAACATTGTTATTCCTCCTAAAGATAGGACAGACAAGGATTCAAAGTTTGCTGGTGCTTATGTTAAAGAACCGAAACCAGGAAAGTATGATTGGGTGGTTAGCTTTGACCTTAACAGTCTGTATCCTCATCTTATTATGCAATATAATATTTCCCCAGAGACCCTTGTTGATGAAAAACATCCCAGCACAACAGTTGATAGAATACTTAAGGAAGAATTAACTTTTGAAATGTATAAAGACTATGCAGTTTGTGCTAATGGTGCAATGTATAGGAAAGATGTGAAAGGATTTCTTCCTGAGTTGATGGAAAAGATGTATGCAGAGAGGGTCATCTTTAAGAAAAGAATGCTCCAAGCAAAACAAGAGTATGAAAAGACTCCAACTAAAGCACTTGAGAAAGAGATTGCCAGGTGCAACAATATTCAAATGGCTAAGAAGATCTCTCTTAATAGTGCTTATGGCGCTATCGGTAATCAGTATTTTAGGTACTACAAACTTGCCAATGCAGAAGCTATTACACTCTCAGGACAAGTGTCCATCAGATGGATAGAAAATCATGTTAATGATTATCTAAATAATTTATTAAAAACTAAAAAAGTAGATTATGTCATTGCATCTGACACTGACTCAATCTATATTGATTTTGGACCTCTTGTTAATAAATTTTTTGGTAATATTATTGACAATAAGACTAAACTTGTGGAGGTCATTGACAAGATCTGCCAAGATAAACTGGAACCGTTTATTGAGAATTCTTATCAGAAACTTGCGACGTATGTAAATGCATATGATCAAAAGATGCAGATGAAGCGTGAGAATATTGCTGATCGTGGAATTTGGACTGCTAAGAAAAGATACATTCTCAATGTTTGGGATAGTGAAGGTGTTAGGTATGAAGAACCTAAGTTAAAAATCATGGGCATTGAGGCAGTTAAATCATCAACTCCTGCACCTTGTAGGAAGATGATTAAGGATGCTCTCAACCTTATGATGGGTGGCACAGAGGAAGAAGTCATTGAGTTTATTGATAATGCTAGAGCAAAGTTTAAGAAAATGCCACCTGAGGATATTTCTTTTCCCAGAACTGTTAGTGATGTTAACAAGCATAAAAGTCATTCAACCATATATGCAAAAGGAACACCTATTCATGTGAGGGGTGCATTACTATATAATTATTATGTGAAAGAAAACAAACTAGATAATAAGTATTCTCTTATTAATAATGGAGAAAAGATTAAGTTTGTTTATCTAAAAAAGGCAAATCCAATCAGAGAGAATGTAATTTCTTTTATCTCTGACTTTCCTTTAGAGCTTGGTATTGACAAGTACATTGACTATGACTTACAATTTCAGAAAGCATTTCTTGATCCTGTAAAGGTCATTCTTGATGCTATTGGTTGGAATGTAGAAAAAACTGTAAACCTTGAATTATTTTTTGGATAATGGATCTTCCTATTGATAAAAAGGAGTTTGATGAGATTGTTGATGCACTTTGCTCTGAACATGTAGACCCTTGCAAGAGAGAATACAGAGACAATTTGTATTGCAAAATGAAACTGCTACAAAAAATTATGAATGACCATCCTCATGGTCCATACAAAAAGATTGCTCGTGAAAAATTTGGATTTGTTATTTAATGATTAAAGTAAAATATCAACTTAAAGAACATTTAAATATGATACTCTTTAAGTTCTTTAAAACTGAAAAACATGTAGAGATGTTTAAATCTCAAAACCCACATTATATTTTTGAATGACTTATGGATTTTTTAAAAGAGATTGTAAAAGAGATTGGAGATGACTACACCCAACTCGCCTCAGACATCGACGACACAGAAACTTACGTGGACACGGGTTCGTACGTCTTTAACGGACTTTGTTCAGGTAGCATATTTGGTGGTGTTTCTGGGAATAAGATTACTGCCATTGCTGGTGAGTCTTCTACTGGGAAGACTTTCTTTAGTCTCGCTGTGGTTAAGAATTTTCTGGATAGTAATCCTGGTAGTTACTGCTTGTACTTTGACACTGAAGCAGCAGTTAATAAGTCTCTTCTTAAAAGTCGCGGCATTGACCTAGAAAGATTAGTTGTTATCAATGTTGTTACGATTGAACAGTTTAGACAGAAAGCACTACAGGCAGTAGATCTTTACATGAAAGCACCTGAAGAAGATCGTAAACCTTGCATGTTTGTTCTAGACTCTCTTGGGATGCTCTCTACAGAGAAAGAAATTCGTGATGCTCTAGATGATAAACAAGTCAGAGACATGACTAAATCTCAACTTGTCAAGGGAGCATTTCGTATGCTCACACTCAAACTTGGTCAAGCAAACATTCCTATGATTGTTACCAATCACACCTATGATGTTATCGGTTCTTATGTCCCTACAAAAGAAATGGGAGGAGGCAGTGGCCTCAAGTATGCAGCGTCTACAATCATCTATCTCAGCAAGAAGAAAGAAAAAGATGGAACAGAAGTGGTCGGAAATCTTGTCAAGGCTAAGACTCACAAGTCGCGTTTAAGTAAGGAGAACAAAGATGTTACCATACGTCTCTATTATGATGAGCGTGGTCTTGATCGATATTATGGTCTTCTTGAACTGGGTGAACTGGGAGGTCTCTGGAAAAATGTTGCAGGTCGTTATGAGATAGACGGTAAGAAAGTCTATGCTAAAGCAATCTACAAAGA